GCGCACGGGCCTGCAGGCGGTCGGCCAGGGAGTGGTGTTCGGTCATTTTATCCCCAAGGGGCTGTGGATTAGTTTGGATAAGATAGGATTGCACTGGGATCGTCAAGAGACTAGAACGATAGGAGAACAACCGTACGCGCGAATCCGGGGGGAATATGGAGATCGAGAAGGACTATTTTCCCCTTGCCGAGATCGTTAAGCGCTGGTCGATCCCGGAGGAGGACCTCGTCTATCTGGCGGAGAACAACCAGTTGCGGCTCTCCATCCGGGTCTTCGACATGCCGCTTGAGTTCGGCGATTATGACGAAGACATCGACGGCGCGCGGTTTCGGGTACCCCATGAGCAGCGGCATTTTAGCGGCCTACTCGATCTGCATGCCGGCGACGTCTTTCATCTGTACCGGTCAGGCGAGGCGCACCTGAACGAGTTCCGCCATGACAGAACGGGCTATGCCGGCCTGATGTATGATCACGCCCCGATCTATGTCGTGATTGGAGATTTATTGCTTCGGCGTGATGAACGCGATCGTTTTGAGCTTAAATCGGGCTTTCGGGCGGCAGGGGCCAAGCAGGAAGAGCCAACCTTCCTCACGTCCCGTGATTACAAGGAAGTGCGCTGCCGCGGACATCGCTTCCAGCTGGGTGCCATACAGTCGTCCGTCGTGCGTGCGTTGCATCAAGCGGCCTTGGCCGGCCAACCATGGCAGAGTGGCAAGAGGATTCTCACCTCGGCAGACTCGAAGTGCATGCGAATGGCGGACGTCTTCAAGTCGAAGACGTCATGGCGGCAACTGATCAAGTCTGACGGACGCGGGAACTATCGCCTGAACATTGACTAATGTGTCCCATCCCCGTGACAGGGGGATGGTCAGGGGGGCGGGAGGGGGATGAGCGGGGGATGCTAATCCCCCTTTTCCATTTTCTGCTGTCGTTTCAATGGGGCATCCATCCCCTTCCACATCCCCTTCTGATCCCGACGACATCCCACATCAAGCTTTTGCATTGTTTCCCTGTAACCATCAGTGGAGACCGATATGCAGACAAAAATCTGCCTCACCCAAAAGGAACTCGCCCGGCGTTGGACGATTTCCCACCGCACCTTGGAGCGCTGGCGCTGGACCGGTGAGGGGCCAAGTTTCATGAAGCTTGGTGGCCGGGTGATCTACCGGCTTGAGGACGTTCTATCTTTTGAACTGGCCCACTTGCATCAAAGCGAGGCCCTCCAGGCGGCACGGGTGGCATGATGCAGCCTGACATCCGCGACGACATTGGCTTTTTTGCTTGGGTTTCTTTGGCGCCTCCGGGTGCGGCCGTTAGTTACCATCGCGGCTTTCTCGCGGTGGATGCGGTCTCACTCGTCTCCAAGCTTCCGGCATCGCAGCAGCGCAGCTTGCGGATGATCGCGTCCGCGGCTTGGCGCGCGTCAGAACAGAACCTTGTTCATCTCGTTCAAGAGCGCCTCGGCCCGGATCTCTTCGATTACCGCGCCATCGCGCGTCCGCGCCCTGCTCCCAACACATCCCCAACCACTCGCCCGCTGCGGGCGGATGCATGACCAACTTCCAATACATGGAGACGAGAATGACTTATCCAAAGAACACCCTGAGCGTGGATGATATGCTCAACCTGCCGACCGGCGAGATGGCGCAAATGCCGGTCGAATTGCTGGCCGCGTTGCAGGCGGAACTTGATAATGCTGCCAGGCAATTGAAGTCCGCGACGCTGCGGCTCAACACAGCCTTTGAGGTCCGCTATGCGACCCGGGCTGCCGAAGCGCGCCGTGCCTGCGGCAAGGACACCGGCACCGTCCGCTTGGTGGACGGCGACTACGCGGTGGTGGCTGATCAGCCCAAACGCGTCGACTGGGACCAGGAAAAGCTTGCCCAAATTGCCCAGAACATCGCATCGGCAGGGGAGGATCCTTCCGAGTTCATCGACACGAAGTTGTCGGTTTCTGAGCGCACGTATGGCGCGCTTCCTGAGGCTTGGCGCAAGGGGTTTGAGCCGGCGCGTACTGTCAAAATGGGTGCGTTGAAGGTGGTCTTGGAAGCGAAGGGGACTGCCTGATGGCTATCTCTCTCGCATCCCTGTGCATGACCTCGGCGCTGACACCGCCGCGCATCCTGATCCACGGCGTGGCCGGGGTCGGCAAATCCACCTTCGCCTCTGATGCCGACCGGCCGGTGTTCATCATGACCGAGGACGGGCTCGGAAAACTGCAGGTGCCACATTTTCCGCTGGCGACGAGCTATGCGGACGTGGCCGGGGCCCTGGACGCTCTGTTGACCGAGGGCCACGACTTCGGCACGGTGGTCATCGACAGCGTCGACTGGCTGGAGCCGCTGATCTGGGCTGAAGCGTGCCACCGCAACGGCTGGGCGTCCATTGAAACCCCCGGCTTCGGGAAAGGCTATGCCGAGGCGCTGACTGTCTGGCGCGAATATCTCGACACGCTGAATGCGCTCCGGGACCAGAAAGGCATGGCGGTCATCCAGATCGCCCATACCGACATCAAGCGCTTCGACAGCCCCGAGCACGAGCCTTACGACCGCTATGTGATCAAGCTGCAAGCCCGCGCCTCGGCGCTCTTGCAGGAGCATTCTGATGTGGTGCTCTTCGCCAACTATCAGATCTCGGTTGCGAAGTCTGATGTCGGCTTCAACAAGAAGATCACCCGGGCGCTCGGGTCTGGTGCGCGCGTCATGCACACCGAGGAGCGCCCCGCCTTCCTCGCCAAGAACCGTTACGGGCTTGCGGACACGCTGCCCCTCAGCTGGGCCGAGTTCATGGCGGCCATGCCTCAATCTGAATGATCGCCCTGAAAGGACAAGACCATGGCACGTTTCGACACGTCCTTCGACGCTACCAGCGTTGAACCCACCACCGCCCAGGAGCTTTTGCCCGCGGGCAAATACCGCGCCCAGATTGTCGAAAGCGAGATGCGCGTCACCAAGAATGGCATGGGTCAGTTTCTCTGGCTGATGCTCGACATCCTCGAGGGCGAGCATAAGGGTCGCAAGATCTTCGATCAGCTGAACCTGGTGAACCCGAACCCGACCACCGTGGAAATCGCGCAGCGCACGCTGTCTGCCATCTGCCACGCGACGGGCAAGATGCATGTCAGCGACAGCGAGGAACTGCACCTGATCCCGATGACGATCCAGGTGAAGATCCGGCCGCCGAAGAATGGCTACGGGGAGAGCAATGCCGTCGCCTATCTGCCGCCGGATCGCGCCGCTGCGGCCCGTGCAGCCAAGCCGGCATCCGCTGCGCCCGCCACACCTGCAGCCCCGCCCAAGATGGCGTCTGCGCCCTGGAACAAGAAGGGCTGACGCGCTGCGCCGCCCTGACCTGTTGACGGCCGGGGCGGTGCCTAACCCCATCTGAGGACGCTCCCATGACTGACATGAACAACGCGGCCGCCGAGGGAAACCTTGGGGCCGTGATCAGCCCCGGCTTGCCTGATGATCAGCGCCGGTTGATCGAGCTTGACGACGCAATTGCCAAGATCCGCACCCAGATCGCGACGGCCGATCTGGCCCGGCAGCGGGGTCACAAACCCATCGACCCGGACTGGTTTCACAGGGCCCGCACGGCGCTGCGGCACCTGAGCCGCGAGCGGGCGGAACTTCTGGCCCAAGGCACAAGCCGTCGTCGTCGCCAGAAGCTGAAGGATGCGCTGATCGGCGTCCTGCGCGAGCGCCATGATCCAGAAACCTGGAGCGGCATTCTGGCTGAGGCGCAGGCCCGCAGTGAACGGGAGGGTCTGTGATGGCCGAGCTTCCCGAAGCCTCCACGCCGACGCTGACGGCAATCTATGCCGATTATGAGGCCCGCCAGGGTGATGGTTTCCGCGACCACCTCGGTGCCTCGATCATTGGCAAGTCCTGCGCCCGCGCACTCTGGTACGATTTCCGCTGGGTCACGCCCGCGCGCCATTCCGGCCGCCTGCTGCGCCTCTTCGAGACGGGCCAGCGGGAAGAGGACCGCCTCGTGCGCAATCTGCGCGCCACTGGCGCAACTGTGCTCGAGGTTGATCCCAAAACCGGCCGTCAGTTCCGCGTCGAAGCCCATGGCGGCCATTTCGGCGGCTCGCTGGACGGCGTGGCAATCGGCATCCTTGAAGCTCCAAAGACCTGGCATGTGCTCGAGTTCAAGACCCATGGGGTCAAGAGTTTCACTGAGCTGACAGCCAAAGGCGTGGTGCAGGCCAAGCCCCAGCACGCCGCACAGATGCAGATCTACATGCATCTGATGGGGATCACCCGTGCGCTTTATGTGGCGGTTTGTAAGGATACCGATGCGCTGCATATCGAGCGCATCGAGGCTGATAGCGCCATCGCCGAGCGGCTGATGGAAAAGGCGGGCCGGGTTATCTTCGCCCAGCATCCGCCCGCGCGGATCGGCGAGGACCCGGCCTGGTTCGAATGCCGGTTCTGCGATCACCATGCCGTCTGCCACGAGGGTGGTGGGGCGGCCGTGACCTGCCGGTCCTGTCTGCATGCGACGCCCGTTGACGGCGGCTGGCACTGCGCCCGTCACGACCGGATGCTGACAGCGCTCGAACAGCGCGCAGCCTGCAACCGCCATCTCTTCATCCCCGATCTCGTCCCGGGCGAGGTCATCGATGCGGGCGACGATGTCGTCACCTACCGCATGGCCGATGGCTCCACCTGGGCAAACGACGCCCGCACGACGGAGGCCGCGCCATGAGAGCGGCAAGTATTCGTGTTGGTCAGCGATTTGGCCGGCTCACCGTTATCGCCGACAGTGGCATTCGGGGTGGAAAGGGCGAAATATCCTGGCTTTGCCGGTGCGATTGTGGCGCGGAACACCGCGCCACCACAGGGAATTTGAAATCGGGTAGTGTTCGTTCCTGTGGATGCCTCGCACGCGAGATGTCTTCCGTACGGCAAAAACAAAGGCGTCGTTCGCCAAAGACCTGCCGGTTCCCTGACTGTGAAGTGACGATTGAGAAAGGCGCTAAGGGATACTGCGGCAAACATGCCCAGAGACTTCGTCGATACGGCGACCCAAGCTACGTCGCGCCAAGCTCGGTCGCTCGGGAGCATATGCGTGCAGCCCAGTTGCGCCGCTTTCCGGCAGTGAAGCCATCAACGTATCGCAAACTTTTCGGTCGCCACGAACATCGCGTGGTCGCCGAGGAAAAGCTCGGTCGGGCCCTTAGGTCAGACGAGCACGTGCACCACAAAGATCAAAACCGCCAGAACAACGACACAGGCAATCTCGAAGTGCTGTCCGCCCGAGAGCACCTCGCATTGCATGCTGCCCTGAGGAGGAAGCCGAAATGCTGACTTTGAGACCCTATCAAGAGGCTGCAATTGCCGCCATCTACAAGTACTACCGCGAAAAATCAGGAAATTGCTGCGTTGTGATCCCGACCGCGGGCGGCAAGAGCCTAGTCATGGCAGCCTTCATCGAGAGCGTGCTGAAGGCTTGGCCCGACCAGCGTATCCTGATCGTGACCCATGTCCGTGAGCTGATCGCCCAGAACCATACCGAGATGATCGGTCTCTGGCCTGAGGCCCCGGCAGGCATCTATTCGGCGGGCTTGGGCAAGCGCGAGGCACGGGCCCGTATTCTTTTCGCTGGCATCCAGTCGATCCACCGCCGTGCGACCGAGATTGGCCACACGGATCTCGTGCTGATCGACGAGGCACATCTCATCCCCGGCAGTTCCAGCACCATGTACCGCCGGTTTTTGGACGGCCTAACCCGCATCAACCCCGCGCTCAAGGTCATCGGGCTAACCGCCACGCCCTTCCGGCTCGACAGCGGCATGTTGCATGAGGGCAAGAACGCGCTCTTCAACGACATCGCATATGAAGCTCCGGTGCGTGATCTGATCGACGCCGGCTATCTCAGTCCTCTTGTCTCGAAACAACCCGCAACGCGGTTGGATGTCTCGAAGGTCGGTACCCGCGCAGGCGATTTCATCCAGCGCGATCTGGCAGCGGCGGTGGACAAGGAGGCCATCACGCGCGCCGCGGTTACCGAGATCATTGAACATGGGCGTGATCGGAAGTCTTGGCTGGCCTTCTGTTCTGGCGTGGATCATGCCCGCCACGTGGCCGAAGAGTTCGGCCGCCAAGGCATCATCTGCCGCACCATCTTCGGCGACACACCGAAGGAAGAGCGCGATGCGATCATTGCCGCGTTCAAGCGCGGTGAAATCCGTGCGCTGGCCTCGATGGGTGTGCTGACCACCGGCTTCAACGCCCCTGCCGTCGATCTGATCGCGCTCCTGCGCCCCACCAAGTCGGCAGGCCTTTATGTGCAGATGGTGGGCCGTGGGACGCGTCTCGCGCCGGGCAAGGAAAACTGCCTGGTCCTCGATTTCGCCGGCAATGTCCGCCGCCACGGGCCGATCGATCTGGTGCGGCCCCGACGGGCCGGCGAGGCCGGTGGTGGCGATGCCCCGACCAAGGTCTGCCCGGAATGCTACAGCATCATCGCACTCTCGGCAACGGAATGCCCGGACTGCGGATATGAGTTCCCCGCCCGTGCGGTGAAAATCGCCCCCACGGCGGCCACGCTCCCAGTCTTGTCGCCGAAGGTCCTATGGTTGCCGGTGCACGGCGTCTCCTACAGCCGCCACGACAAGCTGGGTGGGCTGCCCTCGCTGAAGGTGACCTACAGCTGCGGGCTGAAGTCCTACAGCGAATGGGTCTGCATCGAGCACCAGGGCTATGCCCGGCAGAAGGCCGCCGAGTGGTGGCGCAAGCGCGCCCCGGGCTGCCCGGTGCCGCTCAGCGTGGACGAGGCCATTTTACAGTCCGCGCGTCTTGCCCGCCCCAGCGCAATCTCGGTCCGTCCCTCGGGCCGCTATGTCGAAATCTCCGGCCACAGGTTTGATCCATGCGCGCACTCCGCACCGGCCTATGCGCCGTCTGCCACCGGCAACCTCGTGGGTTTGGCTGGTTTGATCGGGACCTCCGCATCTCCGACCCGCGGCGCGATGCCAACCGCAAGCACCTCTGTAGCTGCGCCTGCCAGGACATCTGCCATGGGAGGAAGGGTATGATTGATCCCACCCCGAACGAGGCTGAGGCAATGACCGTCGGCGGCCAGATGGGCGGCGAGTATCTCGAGAGCATTAGCAAATCCGATCTCGCCACCCTGACCGAAACCGAATGGGACCGTTTCATCAATGCGGTCGTCACCGGATATTGCGACCACCTGCGTGAGCTTGCGGCCAAGGACCGCAAACGCTTCGACGCCATGACCCCCGAGGTGCCCTTCTGATGACTGACACATCCTTCATCGCGCGCTTCGGCGCGCGGCTCGTAACAAATGGCTATGCCATCCTGCCCATCGGCCCGGGCACGAAGAAGCCCGGCCGCTTCCAGCGTGGGGCATGGGCGGACTACCCGGAATGGAACCGCCATGCTGAGCGTGGCACTACCGAGGTCGAGGTGGCCACATGGTCGTCCTGGCCCGATTGCGGCATCGGGATCGTGGGCGGCGCAGTTGCTGCAGTTGACATCGACATCAAGGACGACGCCGACTTGGCGCTGCAGATCGAGCGCCTTGCCCGGGAACGTCTCGGCGATACGCCGGCGCTGCGGATCGGCCGGGCCCCGAAGCGGATGCTGGTCTATCGCACCAATGAGCCGTTCCGTGGCATCAAGCGCCATCCGCTGGAAGTGCTTTGCCTCGGGCAACAGTTCGTGGCTTACGCCAATCATCCGGACACAGGTGCGCCCTATGCATGGCCCGAGGAGGGGCTGGCGGACATCGACATCACCGACTTGCCGGAAATCACGGCCGAAGCTGCGCTTGCGTTTCTCGACGAGGCTTACGCTTTGCTGCCGGAAGCGCTGCGCCAGCGCGGACTGGCCACCATTTCGCCAGCGGCGGAGGCCTCACGCATCCACAGCCAGATCGGAACCTTTCCCGCAATCGAGGCGGCGCTCGCCTGGCTGCCAAATGCCGAACTCGACTACGACAGCTGGATGCGGGTGGGCATGGCTCTGAAAGGTGCGCTCGGCGAAGCCGGGGCCGATCTCTTTGCTGACTGGTCCGCGCAGGCGGCCAAGGATGTGCCGGCCACTACGCTGAAGGCTTGGGCCAGCTTCAAGCCCGACCGGATCGGGGCTGGCACGATCTACCATCTCGCTATGGAGCGCGGCTGGCAGCCTGATCCCGACCTCCGCCTTGATGGCAGTCTGCCCGATGACGCGGATCATCCTGCGGCGGGTCTGCTTGCACGGTTGGATGTCTCAACAACTGCGGCGTCTCCGGCCCCAGCCGCACCGCCGTTCTCGCTGGCGATACCTGACGGGTTGGTGGGCGATCTAACCGATTACATGCTGTCCACCGCCCGGCGCCCGCAGCCGCTTCTGTCACTTGGGGCTAGCCTCTGCGCTATCGGCGCCCTGATGGGGCGGAATTACCGCACCGAGAGCAACCTGCGCTCGAACCTCTATGTCGTCGGCATCGCGGACAGCGGATCGGGCAAGAACCACGCCCGAGAAATCATCAACGAGACCTTCTTCGAGGCGGGGCTGGCCCATCATCTCGGCGGCAACAAAATCGCTTCCGGCGCGGGCCTTTTGACCGCGCTGCACCGCCAGCCCGCGATCCTGTTCCAGATCGACGAGTTCGGCATGTTCCTGTCAGCTGCCGCAGACCGCAAGCGCAGCCCGCGCCATATCACCGAAATCCTCGATAACATGACCGAGCTCTATACCTCGGCCGGTGGGATCTTCCTCGGGGCAGAATACGCCAATCGGGACGGCACGAACGAACGGCGCGACATCAACCAGCCCTGCCTCTGCGTCTATGGCACCACGACGCCCTTGCACTTCTGGGGCGCGCTGCAGGGGGCGAACGTCGTTGATGGCTCGCTGGCTCGTTTCCTGATCCTGCCCAGCGACGAGGACTACCCCGACGAGAACATTGCCGTCGGGATCCGGCAAGCCCCGCCCGCGCTGATCCAGGGGCTGCAGCTGATCGCCGCGGGCGGTGGGACCAAGAAGGGCAATCTGACCGGCAAGACCGCCGATCAGAACACTGCCGTGAACCCGATGATCGTGCCGATGACTGAGGAGGCCCGGGCCCGGTTCCGCCAGCTCAGCATCGAGTTGACGGAGGAATTGCGGGCCGCCGCTGGAACGGCCTTCACGGCAATCCTCGCCCGCATCGGAGAAAACGCCCTGAAGCTTGCGCTCATCGTGGCGGTGGGGCGTGATCCAGCACGGCCCGAGATCGAGATCACGGCGGCAGAGTGGGCCATCAGTTTCGTGCGGCACTACGCGCAGCGTACGATGGAAGCGGTAGAGCGCCATGTCGCGGACACCGAGACCGAGGCGCACCTGAAGCGGCTGAAGGAGATCATCCGGGCGTCAGGGGCTAAGGGTATCACCAAATCCGAGATCACTCGGGCCTCGCAGTGGCTAAAATCACGGGATCGCGATGAAATCCTGCTCACCCTGATCGAGAGTGGCGACATCACCACAGGTATGCGCGGGTCTTCCACCAAGCAGGCCATGGTCTACAGGATGGCGAGGTGGGATGGGTGACTGGAGATCCTTCAAACCCGCTGAAGCTGTCCTTGAAGCATTAAGGGGGGTCAAATCCCTGCAATGAAAGGGTAAAACGGGATCCTTCAAATCTTTCAATCTTTCAAGAGGACCTCTTATCCCTGTACGCGTACGCGCTCGGTTAAAAATTAGGAGAGAGGTACCTATTGAAATATTGAATAATTGAAAGATTATATATTATATATACAGTACAACCACTTAGGGGCGAAA